TCGTCCAGAGTGTGTTCTTCTACTGAACGATAGTCCCAGCCGAAGGCGACACAGAGGCGTCCGTAGATTGCGCCCCACTCGATGTTGCTTCCGGCTGAATTTCCCCCTCTTTTTTCTGGACAATAATACCAGAGGCTCTAAGGGTGAGTTGCCAAGTATTTAGAAACTCTTCGAACGTGAGCTCTTCTAGGAGTTCTTTCTTAAAGTCAGGATCGTTGCCTTGGATGGATGCTGTAATATAAGGTGAGTAACGATCAAGCAATACAGCAATTGATCCTGAAGGAGGTTCTTTAAGTGTGTCGTTGATACGACGAAGATGCTTCAAGCGTAGCGGAGATAGTGTGTACTCTTTTCCATTGATGTTAATCTTTTCAGGCATGACAGGATTCCTTTCTTACACGAATACTGGAGTATCTTCAAACGGTATTCCAGTATAAATTCCTTTACGTTCAAGAGCAAGTCTTGTCTCTTCAGCGCGATGACAAGATGGACAGAGTGTAATACCGTTACTTACTTCGTAGCGAAGTTTCGGAAACTCTCTCCAAGGTTTAATGTGATGACAATGAAGAAAGCAATTAGCTGTAGTTGAGGATTCAGTTGGTAATTCATCCTGCGTGATACCACAGTATTGACATGTATCATTGTCACGTTGTCTAACTGCAAGTTGCCAGACTTGGTACTTCTTTCTATACCGACCTTCGGCCGGGTGCAACTTCCAAAATTCTTCCCAGTAGGCTGTGTTCGCGGCTTTGATCTTATCTTTTCTTTCTTGTGTATGCCTATAGTTAGAAGGATTACCTCTATTTCCTGATGGCTTTCCCGTACTAGCTATACGCATTAACTCTTTTGATTCTTCTGAATGAGTATGACCAAAATGGTTTCGGGTCCGTCTAGCATTATCTGCTTGGATAAGACTTAATTCAGCTGCTTTTTCTTCTCCAAAGAGTTCAATGTTAGTCTTACCTTTATTCCAAGCAATAATACCTTTTGGTCGTCCTCCCTTGTAAGTTTGACCAAGTGCTTTCAGAAGTAGATTATATATCTTAATCCCTAAGATATATTCATTTATTTTGGTTGGATCTTTTGGTAGCATAAGAAGAATGGGCAGGTCCTTTCTACCTACCCATCCCTATTATGTTATACCCTGAGTTTAAGAACTAAAGGACTACCTTAAAGATTCTTTCTAAGTCACTGATTAGAAAGTATCTCCAAAAATAAGGCCGAGATTGTTCCCGGCATCTGTATTCGCATCGAAAGCTACATCCGCAATTTTGTTACTCTTTCTGTCTTCTAGAAAGGAGCTAGACATTTCTGCTAGCTTCTTGCAGTTCAATTCCTGCAATGTTCGGACTATTGCATCACCTGTTCTAGGTGCCCTCTCGCTTAGTCTCTCACGGTGCATGATAGTAACTACTATCGGCTTCCGCCTCGTTGGCATCTCAGCGTTCGAGTCAATTAGAGTGGGTTTCATGTTGTCCTCTATATCCCTATAGAGCGATCCCGGTTAATTTGTTGAGATCCAAAAATCCTCCAATTTGCTCGGGTAAGTCCAACTGCCAAACGTCACTGAGTTAAGCTGAATACCAAGGATCTTACTCCGGAAGTTATTCCAGACTTGGACTTGGCATACAGGAGCAAAACCCATCAACTGATTGGCCATTGTGATAGTCTTACCACGGGTAGAGTTAGTATAAGTATAGCTGATAGACATAGCAATGTTATTATCAGCCGAACTAAAGAAATACGCCCCCGTAGAGTTGACAGTGTATACACCTACACCAGATCCAATAGCTGTAACCTGAAGCAACAAGGCTCCCGCTTTTGCGCCTCCGGCGTATAGTACACCGTTGTTCTGTGTGAAGTTGGCTCCGCCATTAGCTGCGGTTGCATTAGGTAAACCAGTAGCTCCCGTGGTAGGAGTAATTGTCTCTCCGTCTATTGGAATTTGCGTACCAGCAGCAATTGATTGTCCCCAGAAGAGTTGATTGATGGGATCAGGATCGTAGTTAGCAATCTTTGCTTTTCCTGTCACTTCAATCTTACCGCGGGCAGTGGCAATTGGAAACTGGTATTGCGTGAACAGCTTCTTCAAGTCGCCCTTGAACTCAACAGATACTTCCTGCAAAAGTAGGCGAACAGGACTTGGATTAACAGCGAGGTTACCGGCGTTCGGTGTAGAGTAGAGCAAACCGGTACCAAACTCGATTACGGCCATATTATTCTCCTTTACAGCAGATTATGTTCAGCCTACTTCGTGACAGGAACGAAGAAAGTTTTATACCAAAATCGTGATGGGAACGACGATTACAGCCTGTTGATCGTTGATGCCGCTGTCGAAAAAGATTGTGCCATCGATAAAACAATGATAACAGACGCCGCCGAGAGTCAGTCTATTATTAATTGGATCAGTTTGAAAGGCTAGTTCGAAAGAATCTAACATCTGATCTGTAATCTGATCAGGATAGGTAGAAGCTGTTTTCAGACTATCCGTCCTAAAGTAAATCCAGATCGATGCGTGCCACTCTTGTTTAGTAACTCCAAAGACATGCTTCTGTTCAGAAATCTGTGGACCTCTATGCAACAACATAGCAGGCTGGCTAACTGCCGGAATCTCATCCCATAGAACTAGACTCTGTGTAATTGTCTTCCATACAGTTTGTCCTGGTATAGATGTTGCCGGTATTGTCTTCATCAATGCTAGAAGAGCGTTAAACACTGTAGAACGACCTGCGTGAGAGAGAGGCATTATACAGGTTCTCCTAATACACCGGTAATGGTTTCCTGTAATCCAGTCTTAATATCACTGATGGATTCATCAAGACTAGTAGACATGAAAGGTCGTTTAACCGCAGGAGGATGCCACACAGCCGCTACTACTACACCTTTGCTGTTTAGTTCTCCCCTGAGTACATCTAATACTTGTGGACCAGCCATGAAAGCTAATGCTTTCTTATCTACAGGAACAATTCTATACCAGTGGGTGCCTCCTGTTTCGAATACTTGTGCGAAACCTGCATCAGCACCTCCTGCTGTAACTGCTCCTGTAATAAGAGCACCATCAAAAGTAGTCGGTTGTACCTGAACACTTCTAAATAACGATCCCTCACGATTCTGTAATACTTCTCCCGACAACTTCTGCTGGATCTTCTGTTGTAACTTAATCATAAGGAACGACATCTTAGCTGTTAAGGCATCAACCATTTTATTTGCTCTCAGCATTAGAGCACGAACGATTTGTCGATCTGTTCCGTTGAATGAGAACTTTATCGTAGTCATTTAGTAGGCCAATGCTCTTCGTGAATAGTGTTCAATGATACGCTCAATTCCCGGAGGCATAAACCAATCTCTATATCGAGTTGTACCGGCTACACCTTGACCACTGCTTAGTGTCTTGCTGGCAAGATCGATCCAATCTTTGCGTTCGTAGTTAATAGCTACTGCCTCCATTACTGCCTCTTGGAGATCGAAAGGGACAGATGCATACCCTGCTGTGTAGCTTACCTGTATGTTACCTTGTCCTCTTGAGAAACGTCCCGGCCATATCGTCTGTGCAGATATTTGGAACCCGGATGTATTCCATCTTAATGCGACTGCCTTAGCTGATGGATCAATATACCAACCTGAATTAGTTAGTCCTGCCGATTGAGGAATTGTATAATTTCCAACTATAATCGATAAAATTGATACAATTGGACAGTTTCGAAGGAATAAACGACTTGCATTATTCCCGTCATAAATCTCAACATAAGGATTAACTGAAGTAAAAGAAGACTGTCCTGTACGATTGAGAACGTATCGACTGAATGAACTAATTAGAAGTTGAAGGATACCATCATCATCTGTGTTAGTTGACTCAATTCCTAACCAAGACTTAACATCATCTAATTCGACAAGATCGGATGTTACCTGAGGGAAAACTACTACTCCAGGAATAGACCACGTATCAACTAATGTAACGCCACTCGACGCTGTAATAACGACTAAGTAGCCAGTCAATGACTGTGCCGGATTAAATGTTGCTGGAACCACTCCTTGATAGATACCGGAAACTCCTGGGATAGTTTCAGGTAAAGCAAGATTGCTGAAACTGGGATCTGCAATTGTTCCCGGTTGCGCTACTGGATTTGATCGACTTCTATTTGCATAAAGTGTAGCAACAACAGTCATTCCTGTAATAGGTAAGCCTGTAGGATCAGTTAAGGTCCAGGTAATTTGTGACTGCTGTAAACATCGAAATGTCATCGAAGTAGGTGGGGCGATTGGAATCGTACTCATATGATATCTCCGTCTACGTCTATAACAAGCTCAACAATTCCCCCCGCTAGAATAGGTTCACTTATTGCTCCGCCAGTTGCTAACGAAGCAGGGGTAACACCACCTGTTGCTAGGATGAACAAAGTAATTGGAACTTGTGTATAAGCTTCCGTACCATCAAATGCATCTTGATACCATCTGGGTTGTAAGAATTGTTGCTCTGCATCATTATCCCACGTGAAATCTACAATAGGTATTGGGATAGTAATGAGTTCTACACCTTCATCCATTAATGTATCGGATGAGAATTGTAGCGGATTAAGCTGTTGCCATTCAGCACTATCATCCCATGAAAAATCGCGAATGGGAATTAGTATGATATTTTCTACTCCCGCATCTGTTACATCTCTATCAAGTTGGTATGGCTCCTGTGCTCGTTGTTGATCTGCATCTGTGTCAAAGAATTGGGAAGGTAAGAAAACCTTTTCTACGCCTTCATCCATTAGATGATCTTTGTAATACTCAGGTTGAGACTTAGACCATTCAGATGCATCATCCCAAGTGAACTGGAATATACCTGTTAAAATTGTTTCTACTGTTGGATCACTTATTTCTCTATCAAGTAAATAAGGATCCTGTGCAAACTGCTGATCTGCATCTGTATCAAAAGCAGCAGGAATAACCACGATGTTAATTGACTCAACTTCACCGGAGGAATCTGAACTAAAAGAAGGAGGTCGAAGAAATTGATGCTCTGCATCACTATCCCAACCTGTAACTACACCTACAGCGTATTGAGGTAATTCTACAGGAAAAAGTTCCATCATCGCTGCTTTTGGTGCCCAGTATCTTTGCCTCTTAGATATATTGAGAGTTGCCGCCATTGCTGACGACGGAGCTACAAAATTGGGAATCTGCCATATTACTATAGCATCAACTTCATCATAAGATACTTGCCATTTCTGTAATGATAATACATGTTGTTGATCGTATTCCTGTTGCTGTATGATCGGAGCTACAGTCAATCCTACAAAGGCCTCCTGTTCTTGCCGGATTATAATATCCAGCTGCTTTACGTACTGTTCATCAGGATAGAGGTATTCAAACATTATTGATTATGCCTGATGTAGCTAACCGCTCCACCCACCTGTACAGCCTGACTATTTACTAAACACAAATCATTTCCTCCGGGAATAACCATATCTATACTAGTCATACCAGTTTGAGCAATTAATGTGAGAGGTCCATCTATCACTGTCGTTCCTGTATCACATGGTGTTGATGATGTTGTCCCATATTCTATTGAAACGTTGGTTGTACCGGCTGCCATTAAATGATAACTAAATCTTGTTACAAGCGATCCAGAATGAGCAACTAGAGATATCGTTGTTGCAGAGGATGTATTGATATCAACTGTCGCTTCTGATCTAATTGGGATTACAGGAGTCAATCCCGGTACGTCGTAAAGGAATAGAGTGATAGCAACGAATGCTATGAATAGTTTAAGATACTCTTTAGTTGTCATTTTCGTCCTCACCTCCAGCAACTATTTCGACTATATCGATAAATGGAGGAAGGGATATAAACTCTACTCCACTATCCATCTGATCGTCACAAGCTAAGAAGACTGGTATGAATTGCTGTTCAGCATCGTTGTCCCAAGTTAACGATGACGTAATACCAGAAAATATTATATTTTCCACACCCGCATCTGTTACATCTCTATCTACCTGATATAGTGGTGAGGCGAACTGCTGCTCTGCATCTGTATCAAAAGATCGTGCAGGAGCAATAATTATTTCTACGTCTTCGATAGCCGCCTGCAACATCAACGATCTAGGTATACTATAACCTTGATATCCTATTAGGATAACATCTGTAGCACCTGATAACCGCGGGAGTACTTCTATCTGTGCATCGAATACGCTTTCATCAAGCTGATAAGGTAGTTGAGATAACTGATTTTCTGCATCTGTATCCATCCCTCTAGTAGGAACAGCAGGCGCCAGTGTAATCAATTCTACTTCTTCATCCATTACGGTATCTGTTCCGAAAGGTGATGGATTAAGACGTTGTTGATCTGCATCATTATCAATTTCCATCTTCGGGATAATAGGTAATTGATTTCTTTCTTCTACTTGATCTAGATACCAAGGAGCTTGAGGAAGTTGCTCATTAATATCGTCCCAAGTATGATCGGTTATTATAACGATTACAGTTATTAATTCTACACTATCATCAGCCTGAAGCATCAGAGACTTTGGAATAAAATATCCCTTATATCCCATCAATATAGTATCAGTACCTGAAAACAACTGAGGCAGGATTTCTATTCCTTCGTCTGAAAGATGATCCTTAAAGTAATCAGCTAGCAGCGTTGACTGTTCATTGATATCATCCCATGTCGTTGTTGCAACAATAGCGGGAAGAGTAATCTTTTCCACTCCCTCATCTGCTAGTATATCTGAACCAAAACTTACAGGATTCAATTTCTGTTGCTCTGCATCGTCTTGCCATGAGTTAATCGGGATTATAATACGCTCAACTCCCAAATCACTAACTTCCCGTTCAGGAGTATAGAGATCTCTAGACCAAGCGGCTTGTAAGAACTGATTATCTGTATCGTTGTCCCATGTAAAATCTGTAAGTAACGTGATTATAGTTATCTTTTCTACACCATCATCTGACTGAAGCATCAGAGACTTTGGAATAAAATATCCTCTATACCCCATTAGGATAGTATCAGATGCTACAGATAACTGAGGCAGAATTTCTACGCCCGCATCTGATAGATCTCTATCTGTCAGATATGTAGGCTGTTGGAATTGCTGTTCAGCATCCGTGTCGTAAGCCTGTATTGGAATTACAGGTTGTTCATTATTATCACCAATCGCAACCTCAGGTATCTGAATTGTTTGTATTCCTGTAAGTCCTAGTTGTTGGTTCTGTTGTTCTGCATCAGTGTCGTAAGCAACAATAAGTATAATAGGTAGTTCATTACGTTCTTCTATTAAATCTAAATACCAACTGGGTTGTAAGAATTGATTCTCTGCATCTGTATCCCAACCTGTAATCGGTAAAGTAATCAATTCTACGCCAGTATCTGATAAATCGTCATCATTAGTGAAGAAACTAGCTATATATTGATTCGGTGCCCATAATCTAGAAGGATCAGTCTGTTGTTCAGCATCTGTATCAAATGCTTCAGTTGGAATTGTAATCCGTTCTGTACTATCATCAGCCTGCAACATTAGTGATTTTGAAGTCCAGTAGCCTGTATATCCCATTAATACTATGTTTGATACTACGGCAATTGGCGATGGAAGTTCTGTATTATCCCCCATACTATATTCAGCTAGTTGCAATCCTGCTATACCTGAAAAGTAATTGAATAGATCTTGTGGGAAATGGTCAGTATCATCATACCAATTTAAAATTATCGGAGGAGGTTGCGAGGGAGGAGGCTGTGTAAAGAATTCAAACGGGCTTATAGGAAACCCAGTTCCTACACCTCCTATGAAGTTCGGCATTTTAGTTTAGAGCTTGCATACAAGTATACTGGGCTGTAACCGTACTCGCTACTGAAAATGTAATTCCGAAATTAAGCGCACCATAACTGCCCAAAGAACCTGCCCCTGTCGTATCCACACTAACAGCAGCTGTTGAGCTAAAGGGTATAACAAACGCATATCCAGCTGTACCAGTAACCCCTTGTGCTATGAATTGTCCTACTATCCATGCTGTTGATACTGTGGCCGCATTCGAGATAGTACGATAAACAAGATCTCCTTCCATCCGCCATGCACCGTTAGTAATACTTGGAGCATATGTAATTGTAGCTGAAGTGGCTAGGACGGTGGCAGCAGTAAGCGCTACTTGAGCTGTACTAGGACCATGAACAGCAGTAATGATCATAGTACCGGTGGTCCCAGTAGTAAATAGGCCCCCTGCAGTAAATCGAAAGACTTGACCAGCAAACGGACCGCCGTTAACACCAAAAGGTAAAGGAAAGAATTGATTTGCTTGTGCTGGTGTAAAAATACCAGTTAATGATGTAATTGATCCCGTAGAGGCTGAAACTATTGCTGAATCAGCTAAACTAGAATTGAAGTATTGCCTTGCCATTATTTCCTCTCCTTATACTTCTTCCATTTGTTATTGTCCTACACCTAAAACTGTTAGACCGTGGGGAGTTGGCGGGGGACCACTGCTTTGAACATCAGGGAAAAATCCAGGTGCATTGTACTGATTCCGTGTTTGCGCAGCATCAATGGCGGAGATATTTGGCCCCATATCTGTACCGTCTGAAGCTTGCTGCGTGCCCCCTCCCTTGAAGAGACTAGTAGGATCGAGCGCGAAGCTATGATAATCAGGCAGTGTGATTGGCATCGAGGCTGCACTCATGGCCCCCGAGAATCCTATGCAATTTGAGTTAGCAATGGCCCCTGAGCAGAATGTAGCTGTTGGGAAGTACATCGTTACCGGATTGTGGCATCCAGCACCAGTACAGCCCGCGGAGTCAGGATAGTTTGGATTGTTACCATACTCAGTGTAGTTCGACGCCACAGCTATTGGCCATACCAGGTGGTGGGCTGCCATAGTAGTCGAGTCGTAATTCAGATTCTCCGTCTGGGTGCCTTCTGTAACTGAGCCACCAAGCCAACCATTACCGCCTAGCATAATCGAGTCAAGGACAGCTGCATTCATCTGGAAGTTGAAGCCACCTGACGGGCTGTTGTTACTGGTCAGCGCGGGGCCAGTGTTGTCCGTAATCTGCGTGACGTGTTGGAGGGTTAGGTTGAATGGTCCTCCTTGTAGACCGCTAATTGTGCAGAAGCCTCCGTTGTCGGTTCCGGTTACCGTGGATGGGAAGGAGACTGTCAGATTGCCAGCAATTCCAGTACCAGTCCATGGAGCGCTAGCAGCGGTAGCCAGCGGACCTCTCTGACTAGGATTAATGAAGCCGCCGTTGCTTGAAGTTGTGACATTGTTGAATGCTGGTGTACCGTTACACATCGTGATTGCGACCGGATCTCCAACCTGCATATCGAATACTTCGGCTCCGATGGTTGGTGCCGTTGGGGAGGTGACCATCGTTACGGTTACGGTGCCTGTCCCGGTAGCCAGAGTAACTGAGGGGGTAGATGTGTAGCCTGTTCCACCTGCCGTGAGTGTTACCGTCGCTAGCGCTCCACTGGTGCAGGTATACGTTCCCGCGGCCTGAGTGCCGCCTGAGATGTTAGGAGCAGGAATTACTAAGCTTCCTGCCACGCATCCAGTTCCTGCGGCGTTTACCGCGATACTCGAGATGTGTCCCGGACAACCACCTTGCTGTACGGAGCAGTTGGCAACGAATGTTGCTGTCGTACCGTCCCCTTTGATAGTTCCCTGCCAAAGTGTCTTGCTGCCGTTCGACAAGGCTATACCCTTGATGTTTCCGGCAATGGAGCATCCTGGGTTGTGGCCACTGATTCCATAAGTAAGTAGGTGCCGCAAGGTCGAGCGGTACACCCCGTAGGCCACTCCATTACCATTACCTATGGCTAGATTAGATCTGTCGAACTCCATGCCAATGCAGGAATTTCTTAGGATTCCGTACTCGAATATAGCGTCAGTGATGATGGTGTTGTAGTTACTGCACGGCGTAGCCGCTGAGCAATTTCGATCAGTGACATCTCCCTGAGGTCCACTCTGCCCACCTGAACCATCTATATTCTCCCAAATATATCCGGAGTGCAGAACGCGCTGCCCATTCTTCAGTTCGTTAAAGTTCTTGAATACGGTACTATTACCTGCAAAGTGGGGATTACCACTTAAATTTCCGCCTAGCCACGTATAAGGTCGGCCCATTTTGTATCTACGAGCCTCTACGTCTTGGAATATCTGTTGCAATCCGACCGGTAGTATTCCTCCCGGCCCTCCGGAGAACATCCCAATACTCATCCCCTCTAGCCAATTGTGGTTCATCTTATAAGGTCCACAGCCTTCCATAAGAATGATGTGTCCCTCGGCGCCTGGTCGTATGGCCTGTCCTGCCTGCGTGTCGAGAACAGAAACGTAGGAACCATTCAGGAACATTAAGTTTCCTACAGGATTCAATCCTGACGCAAGACTAGTCCAATCGCTGTGTGACCAGTCTTTTCGGAAGTGTATGTGCTGCGGGTACTGGTTACAAGCAGTTTCAGCTCCCGAGCCAGTCATCAAGACTGGAGTCGGGGTGCTGCCGTTTACGAATACGGCCTTCGGACGGGCTTCCATGTCCATAATCAGCCAATGATCAGGCGCGAGCGTCGTGCTAGTGCACTGAGGAGATGGCTGGGCCGTTGTTTGCCCGCCAACCGGGGAGCAGAAGCGGATGGACGAAGCATTAGCCGCCGTGCTTTCTGCTGTCCACATATGCTGTACGTCGTTGTAGTCAGAAGTATGCACGACAGTACCATTAGCCAGCGTAATTGTTCCTATATCATAAGTTACCGTCACCCCGCTAGCATGATTAAGCGTGAACACACCATATAGTCCCGTCTGATTTACTCCGCTTACTGCGACCACAGTTTCAGCATTTACGCCAGTATCAACCACGTAGGAGTTTCCAGGACTGACATAACCATTAGCAAGCGCAACCAGTTGCGGAGAGGCATTCAGGGTGATAGCGGCCAGTGTTGTCGTGTGCGCATCAAGAGTGGTGACTCCTGTGATAACGCCACCAATATTCTGCGGCCCTAACTCGTCGTACATATTCAGGCCATCGTTACTCGGATTATGTAGGCCGATATCTGTGGTAGTTGTAAAGCTTACATTTGTTTGTGCTCCTGCGCTAGTGGCAAGTGTCAACGTAGTAAAAGGTGTTATAGGAGACCACGATGAGGCAGTATTGTAATTGATACCGTTTATATTGACTGGCTGACCAGCACCGACTAAGGATTTAAAGTTAGTTCCACTGACGAAAGTAACCGTAACCCCACTTGTACTAACTACAGCAGGATTCCCTGCAACGTCGTCTTGGATGCCGTGCGAGCCGACTGTTCTGCCGATTGGAAGGCTACCGTCCTCCGTCGAGTCGATGACGTTACATTGCGTAGCTGCGACTGTACTAGTTTGGTTAATCCACGGTCCATTTGCTTCTGAATAAACATATCTAGCAGGGATATGTATCCGTGTCCCCTTACCGGTTGAGGTACGGTACGTATCCATGTCGAGTAAGGCTTGTTGTACGCCTGCGTCGGTGTTTGCGTAAGGAAGAGCAGTTGGCCAGCCTACCGGAGTAGCACTTGCCCAACTTGTCGGAAAGGCCAGTGTGTAGGTGAAGTTGGTGTTACATTCGTTATTGTCTACTTTAAGAGCAGGAAGAGCCGATTGTGCTGGATTAATTACATATGCTGCTGATCCGACTGCGCTATCCGTGAATCCAGTTCCTCCTGCTATCGCGAATAGAGTCTCAGTGATTGGGACTCCTACAGGCCCGGTGTAGGGAGTTCCTGTCGTGCAGCCACTAACCCCGTCAGTTGCTGGAGCACCTGCTGTATTCCAACAGATCACACCACCACTAGTTGCATGGAGTGTGACGTTCTGTGCACCAGAGTATGTTCCTGCACCAGGAGAGAAGGTTGGAGTAGAAGCTGCGCTGCTTATCAAAGGGTGGGGATAAGTGTAAGGCGTGTACCAAACGCCCCATGTATTCGTTGACGTACAAGAGTATAGAATTCCCTGCGTACCCTGATCAGTAGCGAAGTAACCTACACCACCTCGTCCTTGATCTGGTGCCAGAACAGAAGGTGTTGGAGTACAGGTCGAAGGACGTCTCGCTAAAGTACCGAACCCCACGCCAGAAGTTCCATTGAACGGCGATGTAGTAGAGCTTTGCGGACCTGTACCCACCTCGTCATACCAATCACGATTGGGAGCAAAGTAAGTGGGAAATCCGGATTCATCAGCTTCCGGCACTTTGTTCCCGTTTATCGTGTCCCGGTTGTTCCATCCATAGACGGGGTAGAGCAGATGGGCATGGTAGTCCCGCCCCGGCTGATAAATGGTTGGATACGATCCAGTGTACTGCGGAGGATAATTAGCTGCCAAAGACAAGGCATCAGAGTTGATTGGTTCGGTGAAAGGGGTAAATGTGTTGTTGAAGTACATTTCCTCAAACGATCCCTGATGGTGAATAAGACGATATCCGTCAGGAACAGCAGATCCGGAAGTACCAATTACATGATTGTTGTAGACCTCCCAGTTGGCTGCTCCGTTCCCGTGTCCTCCGACTGTTTCGGCAGAGTGAATTGTTACTAAGGCGTTGGTCACCGTATTGTGACGGAACACTACAGCGGCCATCGGCCCCCAACCGTCCATCGCTCCGGTTCCGCTATCGGTCATGGTGGTGACGGTGATCGTATTGTCTTCCATGAACATGTTGCTGATTGTTCCCTGCGCACTGGCAGGAGCGCTAGCATCCGCGATCCCGAATACCTGCATAGCAGCGAAGGAACTGGCGCTCGAGAACGTATTGTGGTCAATGACGCCGTAGACGTACTGTATAGAGGTATTTTCTCCTATGGTGATAACGGTAGCCGAAGCCGTTATCCCAGTGCAGGTGTTGTGGTCAAAGCGGAATTGGGTGATAGTCCCAGTACACCCTCCAGCGGGACAGGTCCATACCGTACCAGCGGCAGAAGGAAACGTAAATCCCGATATACGATATAGTTTAGTGGAACTCCCAGTAGGGAATCCGAAGGCCGCTATAGCACTGGAAGTAACTGTGCAAGTAGCTCCATTTGCGCAGATAAAAGTAATTCCGGTCGATAGAGAAAAACTGATAGTCGAACTCCACGAGTAAGAGCCGTTAGCGAATGTCACTACCGCCCCGTCCGAGGCTGACCCGATTACCGTGTTAACCTGAGCGGCAGTACTACCTGAAGTACATGACCATGCAATGCCGCTACCAGAACAAGTTGCGAAACCTGGTAATGATGATGCAAACAGTATAAATAAAAATACTGTAAATTTAACCAATTTATTCATCTCCACCTAACCAATGAAAGTCTGTTCCTATAACTGAAGCATTACTGAATGTTACACCGCCACTTCCAAACGCTTTAAACGCTGCCATTATAGCGGTATACGAATCACTATTAGTATTATCACTCCACGTGGCTGCTACTGATCCTGCCACCGTCTGAATTAGACTCTCCATGATATCACTAGCAGCAGTTGTAAATCCAGTGCCTGTCGTTAACGTACCTCCTACAACATCACAAAATCCTATAACTAAATCAGCAAAATTTGTAGTTGCCAGACCTGTTGTAACATTCTGTCCTCCACCAGTACCCGTACTTGCATTACTTCCAGAATTACTTGTAACATCAACTGGATTAGATAAAGCATTACCAGTCCATTCTTCGACTACTATACGCATGAAACTTGCACTATTTCCTACCTGTGACACTGAAACTGTATTAGATATTGCAGCAGTATTAATAGTGTAAAACAACTGAATTACGTAAGCACTTCCATTGAACAATAACTGCCCTACACCACAATCAACATAAGTATTTCCTGCTGTATCTGTTGGTACATTAAATGTATTAGTTTGTATACTAATTACACCTACCACAATCAGGCTTCCAACTATAGTTGAATTCGTAAGAGAAACAGTAACCGGAGAGCCTGTATTCGTGTTCGTTACATCGTTATTTTTAGACCAAGCCATTAAGAATTATCCCCAACCCATTGATACTCATCATTTATAGAAGTAATCCCTGAAGGAGTCGTTACTCCCCCACTAGCAGTAAGTATAAAAGCCATCGCCATTGCTGACCAAGCACCGGAACTCTGGGTGTAATTCACTGCCGTAGCTCCGGATGCAGAACTGAGAATATATTCCGCCATGTCGCCAGCAGCAATTGCTCCGTCTGATCCCGTCCATATTCCATTTGTGCTCGATCCGCCAGCAACTGGAGCGCTTATTGTTCCCCCAGCCGCAGCACCAGAATAAAGTAATTCACCAGCACCGGCCGGAGTTATACTTGGAGTATTAATTGTAACTGCAGAACTTGCAGTACTAGCTGCAATATCTATATCGAAACTACAAGTTCCGCCTGTATAGTGAAATTCATCCGCCCACATTGCAGCCGAAGTTACTGTGGTCCAGGTAGCAGTAATGGTCGCACTAGCATTGGCTGGAGCCGAAAGCAGATAAGCCATGTATATTTGTCCGGCGCCTGATATAAATGTAGAAGGAGAATTACCGCTTATTGCGTAACTATTATTATTAGAATCTTTTATCGCCAATGAAGATATTGTCGAACCACCCGGAGAAAAAGTTACGCACACTAGGTTTCCCAAAGTAGGCGCCCCGCCAAGAACCACGTTTAGTGTAGTTACACCCGTCGCGTTGTGAGAATTACCTTGAATATGCGTAAATGCCATTAAAAATTAGCTCCGCCTAACCACTGGTATTCGTCGCAGATTTTCTTCATTTGTTTACCACTGAAGCACGATGCCGAACAACCCCTCCGCTTCCGAAGATAATTCCCATAGCCATCTGACAGAATCCACTGGTGTCTGAGTTGGTCCAACTCATCGCTACCGTGCCCCCAGTCCCTAATTTAAATTGTGACAAAGCACTATCCGTTGTACCGTCACTCGACCCTTGGTCGCTAGCCAAACTTTCTATTTCGGATCCGGTCGGGACAGCCTGATAGGAATAATCAAAGACGCTGGCTATATCTTGCACAACCATTGAAGTAGTCGTAGACGGGACACTTACTGTTACCGTTCCGGACGCCAAAGAGGTGCTGGCTACAGTGGTGAAGGTCCCGGTAGCAGTGGTCCCGCTAGAGCCTTGATTGACCAGGAACCAAGTCTCTGCCATCCCCATGTAGTTATCCATCGTACCTGAGAACGTTGCCACGATATTCGCTGTGGATGCAGTAGGATTCTTGAGATACCAAATTTCTGCTCCATTCCCGCTGGCATTGGTGCACGTTTGCAACTTGGTTAGATTCGCTGCACCAAAAGTAACGCTGGAAATAGTGTTAGCTGCCGTATCGTAGGTTGCGAGATAGAGTAGCAAACCATTAGGACTGCTACTCACTACATAGTTGCTCATCGTTACCTTGAATGGAGTTCCTACTGTAGTTCCTATCGCCTGTGCATAGGTATCAAACGCGGGAATGGTTGGGATGTCGGTCGTAGGTCGTAAACTGATACAGGTTGCATCCCCGTCACCGGAGGTTTGTGTCCAGATCAATGTGGTTCTTGTCGCAGCGGCAATGTAAGCAGAAGCCCAACTTGTTGCCTCTCCAGCGCCAAATGCATTTGAAGTAAAAATAGCCGTTTGCGATCCATTCTGCGTAATAGTAGTCTCGTGGCCTTGAGCAAGACCGACAAGATAATCTCCTGAGATAGCATCCGAACAAGTAGCCGTCAACGTCGCGCTATTCGTTAGTCCTGTATGGAAGAATGAAGGCAGGCGTACCGGATAGGATTGATGCACTCCACAAAACGACACAGCAGAACCAGCAATGTATTCGCCACTCAGCGCGCGAGACAGACTTACCAGTATCGCGTGCGTTCCAGAAGCAGGCGCAACCAGAATCCACTCTAGTATAGCCATCTCAGAGCCGCCATGATCCCTACCACGAATCGCTAACTTTGCGTTGACGCTGTTGAAAGCGACCGAACTTACCATCAATGCGTTTGGATCGTTAAGAACTCCGGCGACCTGAATAACGAGGACGCTGTTCGTGCAGCCTGCGCCTACGGTGTGATTCCAGGTAAACGATGATCCGGACAAAGTAGTTGATCCACTATTGCTAGTTGAGTCAACTGATATGCTCGCCACCGCATGCGCGCATAGAAGAGGAATGAGTAAGAGTAATCGCCACATCAGTACGTGTACTCCATGATCAAGGCGATACTGGTCGCATTACCGATAGTTGTCATACCGGGATCGATTCCAGTACCAGTCGTCCATGCGGCGTTAGTCACTGTACCGGTAGATGAATAAGCGTAGGAGTTGCCGCATGTCACTGTACCGGTAAGGATTGCTGTGCCTGTACCTGCCGAGCCAAATGTAGGAGTTAGCGCGGTAGTATTCGCGGCATTGTCTGAACGGCACTTGACTGCTGTGATGGTTCGCGTGACGCCGGAGTCGTTGTAGCAGGAATTATTAGAGATTGCGTCATCTCCGGCTGCCATTGCGAATGAAGTTCCAGAACCGCCCCATACTTCCGTACACGATCCCTTACTGTACTGCGCAGCAAGCTGAGTCGCAGTGACTGACGCACTAACAATACCCGCTCCTGGTAATCCCGTACCATTCGTTAAAGTTACCGACGCTGGTGTACCTAGTGTCGGATTGACGAGGGTTGCAGAGTTTGAGAATACTAAACTACCACTACTGCCCGTTTCATCTGTAACTGCGGACATAAGGTTAGCGCTATTTGGGGTTGCCAAGAATGTTGCCACACCAGTTCCCAGACCGGATACTCCCGTTGAGATAGGTAGCCCAGTAGCGTTAGTTAACGTCATGGAGGCGGGAGTACTCCCTGTGTCAAATAGAAGCTTTCCTGTCCCACTTGCTCCTGTAGAAGTCACGCCTTCGACCGTGAAGTGTCCTGTCACTCCCAATGTACCTGCGAAGAAACCGTCACCAGCACCATCCACGCTGAACACCTTAGTACCACCTGTGTGAAAGGTATCTGTCCCTGAGACACCAGCGTAAGCTGTAAGGAAGTTGAATCCCGTTCCTGCAGCTGTAGCATTGTTCAACTGGATCATATCGCTGGTAGAGGCTGCACTGGCCTCCCAACCGCGAATAAGGGTATGGGCAGCATTGCCAGTCATAAATATGTTTTTCGCAAACGCTGTGGTGTAGATACTGCCGCACGCTACGGTCGAACCGAAGATGTTGGCTCCAGCAGCACCAGCACCTCCACCGAAGTTACATATCTGGAATTGGCTGAAGCCGTTCGTTCCAAAGCGCACTGCCCCTTGCTGCGGCCCGCTAGTTCCCATAGGAGTATCGATGTTGAGGACAGGCGCAGTGTTAGAGTCGTTTAAGAAACCTAGGATTGAGAGGTTAGCTGTACTTCCTCCAAACGCTGATCCGGCCTGAAAGGTATTAATGGTAGAGAATGTCTGACTTGCTGTCCATGTTTGTGGTACATCAAGCACGGCCTGCGTATGGGTTTGCGCCACTAAACAATTAGCCGTTAACAGCAATAGCAGAAGTATGAGTATTCTCTTTACCATCCGTCACTTCCTAACCATTGGCACTCTGTAGTAATTACTACAGCATTAAATGTCAAGAATTCCACAAATGTCGTTGTTAACTGTCCTAATGTTGTTATGTTTACACTCCAAATAGCACTATTAACATCTTGTAAACTAATCACAGTCGATGTTGTAACGCCGACTGATGTTGTAGTTAGTTGTCCACTAGTTGTAATTCCTAGCTGCCAACAATTATTACTACTATCTTTTAAGACATAAATCGGGACTGTTACAGCACCGACACCTGTAGTCGTTAACTGTCCAAGAGGGTTAACTCCCATCTGCCAGTTATTCGTTCCCGCGTCCTGTAAATAATATGGCATAGGTAATTCCGGTGCATTTTAACAGGATGCACCAAACCTGGGCCGGGGCCTCCACTTAGCTAACTACAGCTAAGATTATTCAGAGTGAATCAAGTTGACGTTAACGTTGACAGAAGTACCAGTACACTGGTTAACGATTGCTACTTCTGCGTTAGAAGCAGTAGCACCAACACCGGACAGGCCTTCATCAGCGTTGAATGCAGCCCACATTGCTGTACCACGTTGGTTAAAAGCTAGCTGGACGTTAGGAACAGCGATCAAAGTTCCCAAGGTCATACCAGATTTAACTATGTTAGCAGCAGCTGGCGAGTCAACAGTTTGGGGAGTTGGTACAATAGCCGATCCGGCCGTTGACAGAACAGAAGTTCTGTTAGCGCGGATCCAGATGGCGTTGTCTGCTGGTGTTGCGTAAGATCCGCACATAATCTTTTGGATCACGTAACGAAGACCAGCGAGACCGAGTGTGCTCAGTGAACTAGTGTTTGTGTTCGCAGAGCCATTAGAGTTAGCGTTGTAAGCAGTTCCATAATAGTACGGCATTGATTATTCTCCTTGAGCTTTAGGCTCTTCGATTTTAACTAGTTGCACTGTCTCACACTTCGGACACACATGTTGTACGTGTGTATCTGAATAAGGCTTTACTACACGCCAGACAAGACATCTAAAACACATAGTAGCGTCTTCAGAAGTCTTCTCTCCTGGATCAATTTCAGGTTCTGGCATAACTTGTACTCCTCCAGTCATCAGTTTAATTCTTTCAGTTTCAAACTCAAATTGACCCATTATCATTACTTTCGTATAGAAAGAATTCTTATACACTGTCCAAATTGATCTACACTCGGAACAGTACCAAAAAGGCCCGCAATCTCCCCGATCTAAAACAGGATCATCTTTCCAAAGTCTATAAGCTAAAGGATGCTGTCTCGGATCTTCTGTAATCCCAAGTACACTCTCTACAACTCCAATCATATGTATATCAGATCGGATGAATATCTTCTGCGTTGCACGTCGACAATTCTGACAGTTCTCATTCCACTCTTTCTGCCCTTCACGAACCATTTCTGCCCAAGGGTAGAAATCTTGCTGTTTCAATGCACCTTCATCGTAGAATGGATCTTTGTGGAAGGGAGCCTTCTCTTTTGGAAATGTTTCGACCGAATTCATAATATTTCCTTTACGTCTGCCTTCTCGAGTCCTACGGGTTCTCCATAAGCGAACACACAATCATCACATACATATATAAGGTGAGAAGGACGTATATACTTCGACGATTCCTGACTCGAGTAACCACCCTTTTTACCGCAGATCACGCAGTACGCCCTCTCTACCAGATAGATAGGATGTGTTTCAGTAGCAGTCTTCATCCGTGAATCTATCTTGCCCGTTGACGATAACTTTAAGAATTCTTGTGCGTTAAACATTAGTTCGTCTTTCCTGGCTTCGGAGGAAGAATAGGTTCGTCTGTAGTTATATTCTGTTGGATGTATGGTTTAGAAGGAGCTACTGTTTGTTCGGCCTTCTTCTCTTGGAAAGCATCCGCTTTATTTAGAGTGACCATCACTACACACTCTACAAGATGGCTGTTCTGACAGTTAAAGAGAGAACCGCCGCCTATAGGAAAGATCTTTCCTTTACAATAAGGACATCTAGTCTCAGGACCTAACCGTGCCGGATACATCAGTTTCATAAGCTTCTCCTTTCTTTCAATCTAAGATAGAGGGAGTTTAATACCCCCTCTTTCCTAGTGTCTTTGGAACTCCGAGCTTTAAGAAAATCTGCTGAGTGGTCCTTCCTCCTGTCAAAGGAACAACAGAACCACCCAGACAGACGACCATCAAGACTGGCATCCCGATGGAAGGTCTTTTGAACAGCTACAACATTTTATTTCTTCGATACTACAACTTGGGAGAAGGCGTTGACATTTACCACATACTGTAACACCTTCACTTAAGATAATCGTTGGAGGAGTAATGTTATTCCTCGCCAGTACTCGCAACGTATTCTCTAATCTAGGATGACAGCTATTACAAAGAGTTAAGCCATTCTCTGTAACGAACCTTAGTTCGAGAAATCTTTCCCAATCCTTAATGTGATGAGCGTACATCGCATCATCATCACCAAATTTGTGTTTTCTTGCTCCGCAATGTTGGCAACGATGATAATCACGATCAAGTACGCTCTTCGACCATCTGCGATATCTTGCACTAGTACGAGCAATACTAGTTTCTCTTGCTGCTCCTATCCTAGCTTTTGTCAACTCACTGTGAGGAATACCTTGGTTCCAAGGTGCTCTTCCAGTTAGTTTATCGGAAATACTCTGAGCAATCATCTTTGCTTTTTCTTCTCCATAGTATTCAACGTTAGTTAAATTCTTCTTTGGAGAAGTATGTCCTTTATTAGGACTAGGTCTGCCTTGTAAAGCTAAACTTCTCTTTCTATTTGATTCCTCTGTTTGAGGACGACTTACAGTCCAATTAACACCGGATCGTCCTCTTTTCCAGCCGTCTGGAATAGCAGTATCCTTTGGATGTTTCCTTGATGCTATTCCATCTGTAATCCAGATAAATTCCATGCTTGGCCTCCTATAGACGTATATACCTGTACTAGAAGAGGCCAAGCTAGAATAATTAGACGTATTTCTGTTCTGCCTTCTTTAGAACAGAAGTAAACAACTTGGTGAAGACCTTCTTCACAAAGCTATTCTTTTTAACCAGTTTTGCTGTTTGCTGCCCATACTTTCGATAGAGGCCCATAACCAACTTGGCTCCAAGTCCAGTATTTTCATAAACTTCTGTCAGGTAACGTCGGACCAATTGAGTCTTAGTACCTGTGAAGAAGTTTTCTTCGAATACAGCAGCAGCGATCCAGCAAGGTGCCACAAATGGCCCGATTGAAGTCCGGATTGCTGAAACCCACGGCATATAATGCGCGAGTACTTCGTGGATGTAAGTTCCATAGGTCCATTCACGAGTGACTACTGGCCACTCAATGGCATAATAGTCGCGCATAGTGAAGAATTCCCTGACAGTCGGGATCCTGCTATGTGGGTAAGGATTGGTGTTAATGTCATAGAACAAAGTACCTGCGGGCAACATTGGGTGCAGACGAATAGGAATTGCTGTCCCGCCCTCAGGATTTACGCTGTACTTTGATTTATAAGCAGACACCATGAATCCACCAAGGATGCTCTGTTGTCCACCCTTATCGTAAGGGAAGATATAGGAGTTGGTTCCAGTGGCGGAGTACACGATTGCAGCATCCAGCTTCTGACGAACATCAGCTGAACACCAAATCGCATCAGGCTGTGCTTGATATGCGTTCCACAGTGCCAGAAGATCTGCTTCCAGTTCTGCTACTTGCCCGTTACCGGCTGATGTGAACGAACCGTTGTTCATGTCCGTCCAGATGCCATTCTTAAACGCGTAAGTCAACAGACCATCAAAGTCAGTCGTCTGGAAGCTGCTATCAGTTGATAGACCAGTAGCATTAGCGAACTGAGTACCGGCAGGAGTAGCACCAATAACAACCTTTGGTGAACTCGTGATGGCAGCCAATGTCAATGCACTATTGATAGTGATCGCACCGGCGTTAGTACCGGCAAATACGTACCACGCGTAGCCAACTGCACCGGCAATCGCAGTCGTTGTCAACGTTACCCATTTGGCAGTAGCGTTAGTCAGGACGGCTGTTGATACGTTAGACATAGCTGACGTACCACCAGCAACGGCAAGAGTTGTTCCATCAACGTTGGTACGTGTTGAGGTAGGAACAAGACCAGCTGCTACAGTTGGAGGAGCATTATAACCACCTTGACCACCGGGGTTCATGCCCATGCCGGTAATAGCGATAACAGTAGCAAATACGTTACAGGCAGAGTTCGGTAATCCAGCAGTAGCGGGACTATTAAACGTGTCTGAAGTAGCAAGTGCGGCTGTTACGTTATTAGCCTGACCAAGAGCGAAACCAAGGTTACCGGCTGCGGTACCAGAGTTACCAAGCAGAGTCATCGACTCTTCCTGCAACCGGAGACGAGCGAGATTGCGGAAGTGTTCGTCTGCTAGGTTATCTGTATACCCTTCGCCAGCCCATTGCGATGTGAAAGTATTCCCACCTTCCATACCGAGCTCTTTGTAAGTCGCAAGGTAATCGATTTCGTTCGGAGTTGCGATAGCGTTACGTTGTCCTTCCTGAACACCTGCATAAATGTAGGTGGAGTTAGGATTACGTGTCGCCTTCCAGTGAGCTGCCGTACCAACGCCTGCGTTGACTTTACCTTTCTTCGGGATCATCTGAATAAAGGGTGTCAGCAACGGGAATAGGAAGAAGGCAGGTCCACGAAGATCGTAGAAGTTAAAACCAATCCAGGTTCCCATTCCGGGAGGATTAGTCTTAATCAGTTCCTGCATTGCATCATTCTGTGCTTTGAGCAAGCTCCTGTTAAGAGCAAGTACTTCTGGGTTATTCTGAGTCCAACGCTTGCTAACTGGGATATTTTCGTCAGTCCTTGGATCAAGATCTCGTACCCTTTTAGCAAGGTCAGCGATTTTAGGATCACTGAGGGCCTTCGCGAGTGCCTGACGACCCCTGATGATACCTTGAATATATTCTTCTTGATTAAAACGCGGCATACTTTATTCTCCTGTTTCGTGATGAAGTTTTCTATTTCCTTTTCCTCATCGCTGACAGGAAGCGATTGGTAAAGAAATTAGTAGGTCCTTAGGGTCGTCTTACTCTACGTGTTCAATGCCAACAAGGTGGGCGAATTGCGGAGGAACTGAATCCTTGTCAATGCCGCCAGCTTTTGTCATATCGCCAGTTCGCGGTACCGGAAAGGACCGGGCAATCGGTCCAGAGTTAGTTAGAATCTCAGCAGCACGCTTTGCGGCTTCAACTCCCTTGTTGTCAACTGCAACAGCAGCAACATTAACCTCAGGTGCCACTACTGGTGCTGGAGCTGACATCTTTTCAATTAATGCTTTAAGCAGGTTGTTAGTCTCAGTCTGCGCGGCTGCCAACTTACCAAAATCTTCATTGACAATAGCAGCAGAAGCAACATTAACAACTGGCGGAACCACAGCGATGGTCTTGTCTACAGTTTCCATAAGTTCTCCTTCTTCGATAGTAGCTAGTTTAAGTACCTTTGTTGCATCTTCTGCTGCGCATGAAGCAGCCATCTTGTGAAGATGTTCCGCATGAGCATTATGGCGTTTAGTCAACGCTACATGATGGTTAGCCATTGACTTATGAAAAGAGGCTTTAATCTTGTGGTGACTAGCACCACTGCTATCAGCCTTCATGCACTCTCTCATCATCTCTTCATGATGAGCAGCTGCTCCATCATGTGCTTTTGTCATCTTCTCGTGTGTAGCTGCTATGTGTTCGTGGTGACTAGCAGCTTTCTTGAAATGAGAAGACATTGAAATTCTTGCCGCCTTTTCAAGATCAGCGGCTTCTGTGGCCATAGCTAGTCCTCCTTCAAATGCCGCCGCGTTGGCGGTTAATTCTTCTACTTGTTCTTCTGCGTAACTAAGAAATGCTGCTAGCAAGTTGCTAAAGATCTCTTTTACATCGTCAGTAGCAGGACTTTCATCTCCTTCTACTTCACGTTCATATTCAAGTGAAAGCCATAAATACTTTAACTGCTCAATGATTTCTGCGAAGCAACTAACTGAATACATCCCTTTATCAAGTTGGCCGAATGCACGATCATTGATTACATCTACTAATACTTCCTTAATCGACTTGCCTACTCGATCTTGGTTATCTGTTATATATTTCGCTTTTTCAGCTTTCCCTGCTTCTATAGCAACCTTCTCTTCTTCAGAAGGAATTGTTACAGTCTCTTTTGCTGCTACAAGAGACAGATCAACAGGAGCCACTGGATTTACTGGCGTCGGCGTAGCAGGAAGAGCACCGACAGCTGTTGGAATCTCTGCCTCTTTCTTAAAGGCACGCTTTTCAACCGTCCCATCAGCTTTAACATAATCAAAGTGAGCGCGTGTTAGGCAGGGAAGATCAACAAGACTTACTTCTGATGGTTTAGCCGTATACTTGACATACGCACCATCCTGCCACTTCTTGATGTATCGTCCCCCTTGCGAGAAGCCTGTATAGACGCACTCTTCAACTTTCTTCCAAGCAGCGTCATCCACTACTTTAAATCCCATGAAAACTTCTTTAGTGCCTTCACGAAATTCAATTGAGATACCTTTACCAGCAGCAGATAATCCATGCATCTCTCGCAGAGGAAAGATGTTAACTCCATCTGTTGCTTTAGACATCTCATCAACTAATGCCTTATAATAAGGAACAGTTGTATCGTAGTCACAAACTTCATCCTCTTTATCAGGAACTTCAGCCGTGACTACACCCCAGACTTCTCTCTTAGCAACATCCACCTTGACAAGTGGCATGAAGATATGAAGAGCTCCGGGATCTCCGCCTTCTTTTCTAACTTCTTGCATAGGATCCTCCAATTAAGAAATTCCTGAAAACTTCGCATACGCAGCTTGAGCAGCCATCTGCGTTCTACCTGTATTCTTATTCGTGTTGTCAGCAACTGTGAGGCTACCTGTTCCCGGAGGAGTATTGACTAGATTGGTGGTACCGCTAACAAGTCCTGCAAGAATTGTCGCTGTGGTCGGTAGAGCAGAACCACCAATCAAACCAGTAGCAGGCTCCTGGAAAGCCTGACCAATAATTACGGCTTCATTGATACTACCAATAACCTCAGGAATAACAAGAAGGCTAGTATTCTGCTTTGTCTCTGTATTCGCAGCACCAGTTGTGATATAGCAATTCCATCCGGTTGCCTGTCCGGGAGCAATCTTTCCATGCAGTGGCTGCGGATATACAGCGACAACATTATTAGCTGGCACCTGAATCTTCACTTCAGGAGAAGGAAGTGATTCTCCGGAAGCATTACTATAAGTTATCATCACACGCTCAAAACGTGTGGCTTGCGACCCTGAATGAACAAGAGTTACTATGGGAGCATTTGTAGGCGCAGCGGGAGGAGTTGCAGTATTAGGTATTGCATCACCTAATTCAATTGTAGCCGCCATAACTGATACTGTAGGCATTATTTAGTCCTTCCCGTATTCTTGACTGTAAAATCAGGATGCGCTGTCGTTATCGGGGTTACTGGAGGAGTATGTACAGGTGCTATTACAACTCCAGGAGTTGCCTTATTGATTGTAGTTGCTAGGGCGCAAGTTGTAGCATTCACTGAAACTGACATAATCCCCCTTACCAGACGTCGTTAGATCCGGTTGCAGTATGTGAAGTCTTAGCTGGAGGTGTTCCTCCCCAGTGCTGATCAACCGTCATGTATGACTGCACTGCTAGTTGTGATCGTCCTGTATTCTTATTGGTGTTATCAGCAGATACGAGGCTTCCAGTAGGATCAGGATCACTGTTATCACCTACAACTCGATAAGTTACGTTAGGATTAGAAGGACCGTAGTTGTTAGTTCCCGAATAACTCACTGACATAAATTCCTCCTATTCAGAAATCTCTGTAGCTATGATTACACATTTACATCTAGGATGTCGTGGAACAAAAGGCATATCATCAATTGGGTAAGGCCCACCTGCTGCAGCATCGTCGCATTCGTCGACTATATCGTGATCTGCACTAAGCAGGATGCTTACTGTCTTAACAAAACCTGTAAGTTTCCATACATCGAGATTACCTTGAACCTGAGCAAGCGCGATTTCTGTCTTTGCGATTAGTTCAGCTCTTGCTTCGCTAAATGTACCTGCTTCTTGGATAGCAGTTGCCAATTCCTGAGACGACATTTTCTGCGTAACAGCCATCTCGATAATATCTTTTAGATCGTCCCTTGTTGTCTCAGCAATTACCCATTCGGCATTAGAATCACCGATTAACTCACCATCAATGAACTTCTTGCCTACCATTTCAGCTGCACGTTTCTTTGCGTACTGTTCAGCACTGCTTACTACTTTATCTGTCATATCAGGGACTAGATTATGGCTGATAGCTAATTGTGCGATACCATCCTTACCGCCATCTTCATATGCAGTCTTTAGTTCGCTAGTTGTACTATCAACAATCTCTTCCCAATCAACAGCACCGTTGGCGGCGTAAAGGATCTGCATCAATTCGTCTTCATCAGCCTTGATAACTTCTGCTGCTTTCTGTTCAGCTGCACTAGCCGCCTTCTTCGCAGCCTTTCTAAGGAAGCTACTTAATACAGCCTGCAATTGCTGACGAACTAACTGGAGTTTCGGACTTGGAGTACCATGATCAATCTGAAGATGATGAATACCATGCTTAACTCTAATCTTTAGGAGGTCACAGTCACTACAGCCCGCCATCCTATATAAGTGATTAGAGCAGTGGGTACTTGTTAGCACTATTTCCATTACTTTACTCTTGCCTCTGTTGAGGCAATGCAATCGGCACAGAATGCTCTTGGGTAGCCATAATGCTTAGTGCAGACGGATGATTTGTGATATCCATTTCCGTTTCCATTCGTTGCTGCATCCTTATCGATGCTTGCATAGTTGTCAGAGGTTCGTCCATCCGATCCACCAACCTTTCCCTGTGCTGTAGTCCTTACCTTAGCCCCACCCCCCGAAGCTCCGCCTGAGCCCTGACTTCTAATGGCCATAGTAGCAAGCTTCTCTGCCATGTTAAGGGGGATAACGCCTGAACTTGTGATAACGCTAAGTTCGTCTGCAGCAGGCTCATCACTCGGATCAATACCGCGATCTTCAAGAACTTGGTTGCGTGTCTTTAACCCGATGGAGATATCGATCTTATCACCTTCAGCCTGTTTCAATGCATCCAACTCGATAACTGGATCAAAGGCAAATTCATATGCATCGTGGCCCATCTTCACTTGGATAATGAAATCCATAGCTGCCTTAAGCCAATTCAGCCAAGGCATCGTACCTTCTTCTTCAGCTGACTGTTGCTGTGATTCGCTGCTGCTGCGATTAATCATCCGCATCAGTCTAGTAGGCGAAGTACCAAAGGCAAAGCAAATCTTACGGATATGAACTTCATCAAACAAATCCGCTAGTACAGGTTCTTTAGGGAAAGTAAACTGTTCTGTCTTTCCTTCTTGTTGGAATCCCTGTAGAATCTGAAGTCGGCGTCTCTTAGCTAATTGCCCTGCTAGATCACTGTCTAACCACTGCTGAGCTTCCTTAATCTTCTCAGGCGGTGTGTTAATGGGAGCGAAGAGGATCCCTCCGGGAATGGTCCCCTCAGAGTAGAAATTGTATACAAACTTTAGACGTTCAATCCCAATCCTGATCTCATAGGCCATCTGCTCACAAGGACTGTAACCGTACAGATAAGATGAAATCGTGTTCCTGGGAACGATGTTTCGAGGTCGATAGATCAGCTGGTCTGTTGTGAAATCTAATCTAGGATAGCCTTCATACAACTGTTGATAGGCGGTACTGGGTGGTTGAGGCGTCCATCCATGTTCATCGATCTTTCGTGTAATAGATGCACCTTCTACCCAACGTAGTCCAGTGATGTTATTCTTCCCATCACGTGTCACGAAGATACTGGCTGCATCAAGTACCAGCATATCTTCTAATATAGGACGAAGGAATTGCTCCCAATCCTGTTCTGGGTTGGGACGCGCAAAGAACCTATTCAGCGCCTTAAGTACAGGATCCTTGGAACTCCTCTTTGCTCTATCTTTAGTAGTTTCTCCCTGAATGGGAGTGAGCTGAATACGCCAAGGCATCCGGGTAAGAATGTCTTTATTATTCTCGATACAGACACGGGCAAGTGGATACTGTGATAGACGTCTGAGTTCCTCTGTCCCTATCTCAGCATCATACCGTGCCTGTATGTTTAAGTTCTCTCCAAAGTTAAATGGGAAAGATAACGGCTCCGCTTTCGGCGGACCCATCGGAGTTATCGGCTGGAGAGGATTTGGATAAGCATCATCAGGGATAGTGCTGATAGTTGTCTGTGGCGGCTTATACAGGGCAGTTCTAGCGTTGTTAAGAGCTATTACCATCGGTCCTAACTGCCTGATAACCCCTGTAAACTTAGCCATTATTTCAACCACTTATCTGCTTTAATAAGCACTGGAGTGTAGAACTGAGCTGTACAACGAAGACAGATATGTTGTAAAGCTACTTTCTCAGGTCCAGTGGTTTGGGTACATGTAACAACACAACTCTTCCTACCCGTTCCCGAGTCTCCTTTAAATCCACAAGCAGGACATAAATCCTTCTCCGGATTATAGACTCTAAGTGATTTTACAATCCGAGCAAACAGATGTACTGGTAGAGAGAGTAGCCACGCAATGATAGTAATTGGCGAGTAATAATCTGCGCGTTTCAGGGCTTCTTCTGTCATCTAAGCGAGCCCCCTGCTAATGCCACACTCCGCATATCACCTTCAAATAAGTAGCTACCAAGATGCGTGGTCTTCATGAAGGGAGCAATGTATACTTTCATCCCAGCAGCGCGTGCATCCAGGCAGAATGCATAATCTTCGGAGACATAATGGGGAAGACCGCCTGCATTGAACTTACCTGACTCAGGATCTATCTTTGACTGGAAATACATGTATACAGGAGTATTTTCCATTTCTCCCCGCATCGGGAGATGCCATCGACCCTCTGTGTGGAAGTTAGAGAACTTTAGGAAGGCTTCTCTCTTAACCCGCATCAATCCTGTCCCACCATGCTGTACTTCTAGCAGTTTATCTAAAGCAATCTCTTTAGGAGCATTATCAGGCGGGAAATTGAGTACGTACTCACCGAGAAGGGATTGCATCTCACCGACTGTGTAATCCTTCTCTGGATGCTGCTTTACTGCCTTCTGAACCCTGTCTAAGCGGAGATTCTTTCTAACACAAGGAGCACAGATAATCTCTTCATCGTGGGTTAGGAGAGCAAGTAGATCATTAGGATCAAACCCTATATCTGCATCAATAAAGAAGAAGTCTGTAGCACTTGACTCAGTTAAGTATTTGCTCACTAGCGTATTCCGTGCTCTAGTGATTAGACTCTCATTGTACAGGAAAGCAGTTTGGTACTTGATTCCCCAATCAATACAGATTGCCATTAAACTCGTCAATGAGTTGACGTAGTTAACAGCCATCATTCCACCATAAGCAGGAGTAGCAATATAGATAGACTTTGTTCTAAGATAGTCTTTCATCGCTTGCTTCTGCTTATCTGTAGGTGAAAGACTATATGCAGGGCGTTTTACACTTTCATCTTTCGGCTTTATATCCGTTACAATCCCTGTAGAAGCAATACGTTGAAGTGTATAAGCATCTACCTTATACTTTGCTGCTAACTTCTCATATGAAGCAATCTGCTGTCTCTGGAACGCATCAAAGCCGATATTCTTCTCGAATGTAGTAGGACCACCTTTTGGTCCAGCTTCATGCTGTACTACTACCTTAGCGGCTACAGCGAGCTCATAATCAGCCATTCGTGCTCTTAAGCAGTAGTCAAGATCATCGGACCCAAAGCTATCAAACTGTTCATCCAGGAAGCCAATCTTATCGATAAGTTCTCTCTTGATGTACACACACGGGAACCACATCTGCATCGGAACAATAGGTTCAACCGGGTCTACTACTTGGGAATTAGCCAGTGACGGATTAACTAGCATATAACTCCCTCGACCAACAATACGAGGAGAAAGAATGCCAATCCGAGGATACGCATAAGCAATCCTCTGAAGATCCTCGATAGTGTTCTTCTGCAGGAATCTGATGTCATCCCCTACGTAGAGTACATCGTGATCTTTCGGTACTGCCTTCAAGCCTAAGTTCCCGTTTCCAGCCATCGAGAACTTCTCAGGCCCTTTGATTGTAACGACATATGGTTCAAGAGAACCTTGCCACTTCTCCATCGGATCTGGACTAGACCCATCAACAACGCAGTAAACAGTATTCTTAACACCAAACTTTCGAAGTGATAAAAGGAAGGGAATGTAAACATCTATATACTTCGCGAGTACAACGATAGCGACAGGTCTATCGGGCTTGCTCATGCTACTATCTCCTTAGAATTTAGAATACTATCACACTTGTTAAGAAATCTCTCACGAGTATGCTGTTCTCTGCTACAGAATGAATGATAGAACAAATCCTCGTAAGTAGTACCGTAACCGAATACTTTACCGTCAGTAAGATTCCACATCGGCTGCTCTACAGCTGATGGCCAGAGAAATCTTACTTTCTTTCTACGTTCTTGCCAGCGATAGGTTAGTTCTTCTCCGCAATCGCCTCTATCTGTTTCATCGAAAGAAGGGCTAGCTAGAAGCTCATACTGCCACTTACTAAATGCCATGCAGAAAGGACCAACATAAAGATGTTCTTCATTCTGGATGTGACCCGCTCTCTGTACAGCTCCTATGAGTGTCCCATTATGTGCTCCCCAAACAAGGAAATGAAATGCATTTGAGGTTAAGGGTACACAATCGATATCAAGTAGGATGATATCATCATGCTTAGCTTCTTTGATACATCTCGCAATAGCAGCTGCATGATGCTTTACTTCAAACTCTTTCGGAGAATGCAGATACTGATGAAACTCCCAATCTGGTGGTAAGAACTTATTTACAACAGTGTTCTGTGCTTCTACGACTTCATCTGGAATGTTCGACATGTAGACGGAGAAGACGGATGCGTTATACATGAGAATACCAGATGTCGGTTCCAAGAGGCTGTATTACAACTTTCAGCGATTCATTAACTGCTCTACGAACATCTGGGTACGAATAATCGTGTCCAGAAATTATACCGCCTTTAGCAACCCTCGGCAGCCAGTATTCAATATCTTTCTTAACTCCTGCATACTGGTGATCTGCATCGATGAACACAAAGTTAACTTCGCGGAAAGCTAAGACATCGGTTGATTTGTAGGGGATTACCTTCTCAGTTACAATTAGATCAAAAAGGTTATCTTGAAACTGCCCAAAGAAGGAAGGGAGTTCTTCCCGTTCGTTAGCTCCCACAGGACCAGTCCATGTATCAATAGCTATTACCTTACCTTTAGCATGATCTCCAAGTGCGCGTGTACTACGCCCAAGAAAGGAACCAACCTCTATAATAAGGTCGTGGTTGGAAGCTTGCTGTGCGAGCCATGTTAATTCAGCATGGCTCATCCAGCCTTGGATACTTTCTGATTTGGAGATGTCAATCATTATTTCATTCCAATGCGTAGATAGTACATCGCAATGTTTAACATAACAACAAACCCACTAAGTGCAGCACCTATAGCCCACATCCTACCTTCTAAGTTAGACTTATTAGTTTCTAGTGCTTTAAGTCTAGTGTCGACCGATTCCTTATTCGAATCTCTTTCAGCTTCGTATCGATCTCTTTGTAGGTAACGTCCTCTCTCTTCATTGATCTGAGATCGAAGTTCATTCATTCCTTCGAGCCTGCGATTAACATCATCACGAGCAATATCTAATGCTAACGCATCACCCGTGCGAGCTATTTGTAGAGCGTGTTGCTCTAGGTCATGTTGGTGCATATGCTGCTTTTGCCACTGCACAACGAGATCGTGATCTGCTTTTATCTCAACAAACCTGTAATCTACATCATTCATAGAAGGCCCAATTCCTTTGCTCTTAAGTACATCAACCTGACTTGCGGACAGAATTCATCTTCGTAGATCTCATACACCATATATATATGGAGGAAATGATTCCGTAATGTACTTATCTTACACTTGAAATGATCTGCTATCTGATGTCTAATTGGCTTAGCTAAAGTTGTCTTCGGATTAATCATGTAATCGATAATGGCTTTCTGCTTCTCTGTACACCTGTCGTAGCTCATGATCAATCCATGAATCCAACTTTACGATCCATCTTTTGCAGTACATCAGTACGTGATTGCGTCCTCAAGCCGATAGGTTGTACTTCTCTTTCTGCTCGAAATTGTAGTCCGCACTGGCCGCAGCGCCATTGTCCCTGAGCACGGCTAATACACGTTGCTTGACATTCGGGACAGTTAAGAGGCTTATCAACCTGCATTGGCTTCAGTAAACTCTTCGCTTCCTCTATTTTTCGCATATCCTTAAAGAAGTCCAATGCGCCGTAGACTAAAGTACGTTCAGCGAATGCGAGCATAATAGATTCTGCTCGATCAGGACTTCTCATTCCCCTTTTGGCTGCATCTTCTTTTGATTCAATCTGAATCTGCCCTTTTGAAGTAGGCTTATAACGTATACCGGCTAACTGTCCAACTGTCTTCTCATCTGAAAGTCCAGAAATCTCACCGGCCTGGAATCTAAGGCGGAGTCCCCAATAGAACTCTGCTTTAAGATTGAAGTACTTATCACCATCGTTACTTATCTCACAGACATTGATAGGAGTAACTGGAAAGCCCATATCTTTAAGATGCTGGCAAATACCCCAGCCAATACCAATTGAATCAATATTGATATTCTCAATGTTCTCTTTTAGTCTCTCTTGAAGATTTCTTAGGCAGATTACAATATCACCACGTGGATCTGAATAGTTCCATTGCTTGTGAAGTATGATCTCTCCGCCACGCCTAACTGTAAGAGATGACTCATCTTCCCCAGGACCAGCAACATCTAACCCAGCCTTAATCTTTCCTACACCGATACCTTGGCTAGCCCCTGCTTCCTCAAGCCAAGTAAGACTCATGAGAGCATCAGGACTCTGTTTCGGGAAGTTTCCTAGTACACGAGATTCCCAGAGAGGATGTCCTGGACCCCATTCAAAATACTTTTCCTGTACCCATCTTCGAGTTGTTAGATAAGGAAGAGCATTAGTATCAAGTTCCTCATCTGTAGCATCTAACAGGTCTCCCGGTACTTTCTTTCCTAACCTTTTAGATTCTCCTAGTTGATCTAGGAAGTAGGTTCCTTTCAGGTTAGGCGTATCAAAGGCAGAGATTGTATACGTCTTCCAACCTGAACGATTATCTGTAAATGCATCATGGAAGGGACCGGATGAGATGGTTGGGTTGCCGATAGCAAGAATACGTACATTACCACCAGCTCTAGCACCTTCAATGGCTTCCCAGATCTTTGCTTCTACACCGGGTGCTTCATCTAGGATGATTAGTACATGCTCTGCGTGGATACCTTGAAACTTAACACCTTCATCAGACTTCGTGACTGATGTAGCTAATCCATAAGCGAGGCGCTTAGCTCCACCAGGAAACTGTATCTTGGTTAAGTTAGCAATGGGAAAAGGATATGTACTCTTAGCTAGGAAGCTGTGAACCTCTCCCCAGAGTAGACGTTCTACCTGTCCCCATGTCGGCGCGGTCGTTACCACTACTACTTCCTGATACTTCGCTAGGAACCATAATACTGCTAAAGCTGCGGTAAAGGTCTTTGAAGAAGCATGGCAAGCCTTTACAGCTACACGAGCTTGAGGTACTGTCAGAGAGTTTAGAATCTCCTTCTGCATGTACCAAAGATTAGTCTGTAGATAAGTCTTTGCGAATAGGTCAGGAAGTTCAAACGATAACTTGATACGTTGTGCTGGTGTTAAGGTTGATAGATTTAATCCTTGAGCAACAACATCAGCAACCGGTAATACTGCTTGAGTAGCCATTAATGTTTTCTAGCTTCAGCGCAGAGTCCTATAGGAGATTTCCGCCCAACAACTGCAGTAAGTTGAAGCGTACTATAGCCACCACTCCTACGGCCTGTCCAAACGTATCGAAGGACACATGTATACATCACAATAGCCCTGAGTTCAGGAATCCAGATAGCTTCATCACCATGCACAGCTTGCTGTGCTTTAGTGAAAGAAGTATGATAGTGATATTTACAGGGAGGACGTATTCCTGATACTTCCCAAGCAGTTACCTGTGAATGTGTCAAAATGCACGTCGCCACTAAAGCACATCCTCCGGCTTTATACCTTTAAGGATTAATGTAGGACTTACAGCCAACATCATCCTAGCTGTTTGTAATCCCAGCATATAACCTATCCTAAGATCACTGGATATACCCTTAGCTCCTATCTCCTGTGCTCGTACATCTCCAAATGACTTTAGCTCAGCCTCTTGGCTAGCCAGCATCCTTGGATCTGCATTATGCAGACTATCTTGAGCCATTTCTATAAACATTACGGACGGTGCTACCCACATAATTACCGCACCACCGTCGTCGTCGCAACTACTATGTTGCTAGGACCAGAAGTAACGAATACGCCAGCAATAGTATCATGAGCCTTTACATCAAACCAGCATGTCTTCTTTACATTCGGTGCAACTGGCGTGCAGGTTGCAGTATAGGACTTTTGGCTTGCGGGAACAATAGCAACTCGTGGAGGTGAAGGACACCTTGAATCACCACATCGATAAATCCAATAGTTATCAACTACTACGCCTGCCTGCTGGATAGGAGCCTTCCACATTAAAGGAACATTGTTCTTTGCGATTGTACCGACAGTCAAGCCGGTTGGAGTTGCTGGTTGGCCATCAGCTGGGATAACTACAGGGCCAACTTCATCAGGACCAGACAAGCTAGGATTACAGGTAGAGCAGTATGCTTTAACTGAGTAGTAATAACTTCCTAATGCCATCACTCCAGTATCTGTGTAACTGCATGTGGCTAATGGAGAGGCATTCAAAGGAGTTGTACTTTCCTGTCCTTGGATTGATCCTCGATAGAAGTTGAACATAACTCCTGCGGTTGTATCCGTACAACCACCGAGGGTAACAGAATGGACAGTAGCACCAGCAAGGGTGCTTGTATTAACTGTAGCTCTTGGAGCTACTTTTGGTTGTGTACGAGGCTTCGTTTGTCCGAAGCTAAGACAGGATCCAAGCATTACAAATAAAATGAGACTTTTCATCGTAACTCCTTAGAATACCTGACATGTGAATATTGGTAACTCGATACCGTGCTGCTGGAGATGCTCGAAAAGAGACGATATTAGTTGATTTGTCTCTTCAGGTAAGATCCATACGCCTTCCCACTGGCACTCTTCACACTTGATAGATTGTGGTCCAGCGACGAAGTTCGGGACAGGATCGGACTTCTTTACCGGCATGTTTCCCCACTTCTGTTACTGCTGAAAAGGGAATACCTGTTAGAGTTCTATAGGACTGATGAAAACCTTCTCTACTAGGGCGTCTTCAAGAACCCTTTTGGGATTGTGTATCATCTACTAAGATCTTACCTTCAAGGACAGGATGCTTATCTTCGAGCTTCTCTCTATCCGGACTTACTACTCGAACATTTTGGACATTGATAGTAGTGTTCATGATAATCTGATCAAATGCTTGAATAGTTGATGGTGATCCATCTTTTCCATCTGATTCAAATCTGTTATCTGAAAGCATACCCTTTAGACGTGTTTCTAATGCGACGTATGCTGCTTTAGGTACAAACGTAATTCGAGGACGACCTGCTGCATCATAGTAGAGTTCTTGAATAGCTTCAGCTGCTTCTCTTGACGGCATATTATTAAGGTTAAGCTGGAAGTTGCCATCAGGAAGAATATCGTAGTAATCAAGTGGATTTGAATGGGCGCAAGCAGAAACTCGATTTAATACATCTTCTGTAGTTAGCTGCATCTTCTCGAAATGAACTCTTGCTCGCTTCTGAATTTCTTGGAATATCCGCGGTCTGCGGTAAACATCGGTACCGGTAACACTTTCCTTAAACCCAGCTAAAGTTTTTGCTTCCTTTAGACTCTTACCCTGCAGAAAGAATTCAATGAAGGTCATTTCCTTAGTAGTAAGACCTCTATTTGTGGGAAGCGGTGTATTACTAATCTTTTCTACTTGCTCAATAGAGAGACTACTGTTAGGTCTAAGAGGTAATACTGGAGTCTTTCTAATTGGTAGGAGGTCAACGTCTTTCTTTTCAATTGGAGGAGACGTGGACATGTACCTTAAGTTGTATTGGATTCTCTACAGTATGTCAAGACAAACCTTTAACAGACGATTAATAAGGCAGATTACCAATAATATCTACTTGACTTCTTTCGAACGTTAATATACATTAGTAATGTCTTCGGACTCCCCGCCCAGAGGAAATGTATCTGGGCATCGCTTTATACAATTAATTCATAAAAATCTCCCCCACCAACTAAAAGTGGGGGAGAACTTTTGTGCTTAACTTTTTCCTCCTAGCAAGAGATTGTAGAGCCATCCCCTCCTGTTGTTATAGCTCCAGTTGTGGTTCCCGTATATATAATCGTATTTGTTGGGTACACTACTGGATACGTAGGCATGACCCAATACGGCTGTGGATAGATATATGGTGCAAAATAAACAGGTTGCCATGGAAGAGCTACGTACTTTCCGCAGTTTCTACAGCAACCGCAATGAGAGCAACGATCACAGTTGGCGCAAGCGCCACACTGTTTACATCCTGCTCTTTTACTCATTACACCTCCTTAGAAACATCCCCACCCCCGAAAGAGTGGGGATATTTTTGCTTTACCTTACCCCACCGGACCTCACCACAACGTACCTAACCCCGCCAGACCTCACCAGACCAGACCCTGCCGTGTCATTTCAAAATCATGCGGCCTGTTTAGCCTTGACTACAGCACGCTTCCCAGTAAAATCACCGTTTGCTTCAGATTGGAAAGTGTACATGCCATCAATTCCAGTTTGGACTGTTCCATCAAGAGTATGGTAAGCTTTTAGCCGACCTCGCTTCGTCTTCTTGACGAAAATTGGTCGGTAGACAACAGCGATGACCTCTAGACCGTTAGCATCCTTTTCTCCATGACCTGGCTCGATAGTAAAACCTAATCCGAGCAGGCTATTTGATTTCTCTGCCATAATTTCTCCTTTTATAGTATATACCGCTAGTTTAGACGAAGTAGCAATAAAATTTAACCTTTCTTCTGTATCACAAAAGACATGGAATCATTTTCTTTATAAAGATCTTCTCCACAAGAACACTTGAGTCTAGCATAATCAAACTGATCGCCTCCACATTTCCAGCAGCGCAGTGGTAAGTGAGAACGTCTAATCATATGAAGATCTTCGATTGAATAGAATAGCTCAGCAATCTCCTTTCCTGTGAAGTAGTAATCAAGGGATTCCTGGATATGCTTTGTAGGATGTTCTCCCGTAGACTTAAGATGCTTGATCATCAGCAGTACGTGAAAGATTGTAGGAGAACCTAATCTTATAAAGGATGCGTGGATATCCTCTACGATGTAGAAGCCACCCTTCCTTACATGAGGGAATCCCTCGAGTAGACAGATAGCCTGATGCTCTGGTTGATGACTGCCGTCATCGATTATCAGATCAAACTTAATGTCTAATCGTTGGAACATCTCCCTTACTTCTAGTCGCTTCCCTTGATCCTGATGTAAATAGATAAATCTAGGATCCTTGATTGCATCAAATATCCCGAAGATATCAACACCTAATACATCAGCATGAGGAAAGCGTTCTAGAAGGAATCGTATCGAAGCTCCTTGGAGCACACCGAATTCAAGGATATTCTTTGGTGGATCGATACGGGTGAATATGAGTCTCTCATAATCACCCATGTACTGATGCCAGTACACCTTGTCACTTTCTAATTTTGTCTCTACCGGGTACATTCTTGTTGTCTCCGTATCGTGTCGGTTGCTGTTTCAGTGCCGCCCAACTCGATCCACTTTTAAATGCTCCAGTCCAACCTGCTGGAATCGAAGCTTCTTTCTTAACAGCAGCTTTATCAGCAATATGCTTATCTTTCTGTTTCTGAGTCATTTTTCCCTCGTAGCCATCTGCAGAGAAAGCAGGGTCTAATATCAGTACATGTAACGACATCGTAAGCAGAGACGGCTAGCAGTGTGATAACCAAGCCAGTGATAACCCCCCAAGATATCATAATATACCTCGTCCGCCAATAGATCGTATCCTTGTAGCGACAGCGCGTTCAGCCCTCCCAAAGTTCTTGCTAGATAGCTTGGCTGCTCGTTCGACAGGGGTGCGCTGTTGAGTTACCTGCTGTTCAGCATAATCGACTATCTTGTGAAAGATCTCTTCCGTGTAGACGTATTGGTTGTTGTAGATATCAGGCTTTGGGGTAGCACCTTTAGCTTCCCACCGAGCGATAGTCGAATGACTGACGCCTAATAGGTTAGCTACTTCATTCCTGCTGTAGTACTTTTGGCCAGCCTGCAATACAGTAGTATCAGATCCTATGAACTCGTTCTGTGGAAGGGTATCACGGAGAGATTCCTTGAATCGGTTTATCGAACAGCGAGAACAGATGGATGAATTACGACGTGCTTTCCTTCTTTTACAGATACTGCAGAGTTCACTCTCGTCGTATGCTGGCTGTTGATGTGCGATTGCGACTTCTTTTATGCGCTGTAGTTCCTCTTCCGTATACAAGGACATACCATTGTAGCGGGTAGCTGAAGTAATTATCCCTTTCTTTTCCCAGCGACTGATAGTAGAGTGATCCACACCAGCGAGTTCAGCCACTTGCTTACGTGTGTATAGGTTCGGTGCAGCGTTGATTGGAATAGGTGTATCAGCCATTTTATTCTGCCTGTAAGTTATTATACCGCTAGTATAGGACGGAATGAAATATTTTTATATAACAACCTTTGCAGACATCCTTAGTAGTTAAGATTTTCATTAAAATCAAGATGATGATATCAGCAGTAACGGTATACTAGGTAAAGGAGATTTATATGAAAAGTTTAGCAGCAGTACTAATGCTGATGATTTTATCTGCAGCAGCACAAAAGGTATGGGTAGGTACTGTCAAGGATGCTCCCTGTACTGAGATTAAAGACTTCTCGATAGGAGCTCCTACGTGGCAGGGATATCCTGAATCTGACTATACAAAGTATATGGAAGATACAACTGTGAGGGACGACTTTCAGATAGGACCAACCGTAGTTTGGTTTCCACCAGCACCGAAGGATGCTCCTGGCTGGGAATATGAGAATGTAGGTGACGGTACAGACAGTGGACCGCTTAAAGACTTTGAACCGCCTATGGATGTACCTGCCCTCACTGAAACTAAGAGTTGTTTCGATACTTTTTCTTTAGCATATTCAACTGGGTGGTCTATTTCTGAAGATGCAAAACATGGTTGTAAAATAACGTTTGCTACCTGTGCTGATAAGTCTCGTATACTGTTAACTGCAGAAGATGGTTCTAAGCACTGTGTAAAGTTTCCTCAGATGTAGATGTATAGGAAGTTTATGGCAGTTTAGCAGAATTTGCTAATAACTGAAGATTAGTAGTTAGGATTTTCGGAAAGTAGAACCATATCTGAAGATACCATTGGATGTGGTTACCAGTTAAGATTTTCGGAAAGTATAGTTCTAGATGAAGATACCAGTCCCCGTCGTCACAAAAATAAATTCGAAAATTGGCTCATAATGGCCCTTGAATTGCAAGGGATTGCAAACTACGCCGAGTCCCTGTGCGCGCTAGTGCGCCGAGTCTGTGCTCACAATGCAACCAAATTGTATACAATATACGTGCAATTGGGACGTAAGAAAAGGCCAGTGCGTTATGCACTGGCCGAGTAGCCTACGCTGTGTGTGTGGGTTGAATGTTAGCCTCGACTGTCATACCTGCGATGAGCAGGGCAGCCTGTAGCTTAGGTCCGCTTAAACCGCTAATCTCGATAACGATTGCTAGATGCTCCTTTGCATCCTCGACAGTGAACCCGACCGAAAGCATTTGGAAACAATCCCAGACCCCATGTACTACTACATGGACGTCAGCGAATGAGCCGCTATAGTGGCAGCACTTGCAAGGCTCCAATCTGAAGTTACGCGCCATTGTTTTGTTCCTTTCAGTGTGTGTGTGTAGTTCGTGCAAATAGGCTTGCGCCTAGGGTATGCCATGCACCGCTGTACTAGCGGTAAGGCACCATACCCTAGACGCAAACTACGTGTACCAACTAGACGGTTGCTGAACCATCCTTACCCTTTCCCTTTGCGGGAATTGGGGTTGGCATCTTGGCCTTGAGTTCTTCCATCTTGGCCTTGACAGTAGCCAATTGCGCCTTGAGTGTGTCCGGCGGGGTTGGCATGGTTGCCCCACGTCCCCTACCGGAACGTTCCTTGCGGACAATATCCTCAGTCGCAAGGACTCGGAATGCATCCGTGCCGATATACTCAAGTACACCGTCCCCGTATGCATCCTTACCGCGCGGTACGAATCCCTCATTCGTCCGAACGTATGCAACGTCGGAAGGGTAGATACCACCCTTCCATTCAGGGGAAGATTCGCGGACTAGGAACTTAATCTGTTCCCCTGTCAACGTAGCGCCAACATATTCGCGGGTTGCCTTCTCAATTCGGGTATCGTTTGCCATGATGTGTGTATCTCCTGTGCATAGGGGTTTACCCTTATGCCTGTGCTCAGGTATCAGGTTACCCTGTATACCCTGTCCCTTTTGCTGCATACAGGTGAGCCATGCGAACTGCTAGGGCCTGTATGGTTGGTCGGACTAACCTTTGTACCCTGTCTTGGGTTAGCCTACGGCTCACCTGTCGGGTACGTTTCGCCATTCGATCCAAGGGGCAGGATTCGGGAAACCCTGCTCGGGGCTGGTACGCGCGTACGGGGTGCGAAACCCGAGCCGCGCCAATTGCAACCAACCGCCAACCGAACGACTACTTAATCACTGTAACATGAGTGTTATAACGTAGGCTTGCATATGGGGTTTATACGCTTGTAAGTACCTTTGCTTGCAATACGAAAATAATTATCTTGACATGTTTGCAATTGGGGAATCTTGCACAGCAATTGTGTGCAATTTACACACACTTGGCCTTGATCGTGCGCCGAGTGCTGGCTTGATCGGTGCGCCTATAGTAAGGATGCGTCTAAACCCTAGATTCTAATGGCCTTATGCTATGTGTATGAAAATAAAGGGTTTAGCAAATTGGGCATTTTGACGACGAGCCGGCGGAGGGCAGCCGACGACGAAGATGTATATAGAGCCATAATAGGAGCTGGAGGACGTAGAGCAGGTAAATATAGAACAAAAAGAAGAAAACGAAGCTGTAGATTCTACCTCATAGAATCTTAATATTTAACAACGACGCAGAGGAGGATGTAGAACGCTCTTGCTCTGCTAATAAAGATGTATCTTACTCCTATTAGGATGTTGTTTCCTGTCATAACAGATTCCTCCTAGCTAAAAAGAGGTGAAATATTTTTCTGGCATAACTGCTATAGAACTGAGGTATATACTATAGCAGGAGGAAAGAGGAGGTAGCCATGATTAAACCTACTATAGACTATCCCAAAGAATATCAAGCCTATTGTGACGCTAAGTTCAGATGTAATAATCCAAACAACAATGAGTATCCTTACTATGGCGGACGAGGCATCGCGTTCCTATATAGAAGTTTCGAGCAGTTCATAGAGGACCTTGGCAAGCGTCCAGAGGGAATGACGCTTGATAGAATTGATAATGATGGACACTATCAGCCTGGCAACTGTAGATGGGCTACAAGGATAGAGCAAGCAGGCAATAGAAAGAGGAGGATTGCTCCTAGGAGGATTGTCACGTGCGAACTGCCATTGGAAATGTTCATTAGATTAGAAGCAGCTAGGAGAAAGATTAATATGCCAATGAATCAGCTGCTGAAAGGGATGATCCTGGAGAAAGTAGAGGAGATAGAAAGAATTCTTACTGCAGATATCGCTGTATAACCGTAGTTGAGGAGGAAGTTAGATGACGACTATGTTGTAATCATATGTATCGCGATATTTCTGAATCTTTCATGATTTAATAGCTCTAAACATCTTCAATACGTCTTGTAGAGCAATAGATTACTAATCACCTCCGTATACTGACGATGTTATTTATACTGATCCTACGGTATTACCTATAGCTAGCATACTCTTCATAGAATCTCACAGGCTTACGGGTATACAATCCGGGGTATATAAGCATATAGGAGGCTTATATGCTAAGGCATTCTCTCGTAGGTATCCTACTTGCTGTCGGCTACACAATACTCTCTCGATATGTACTCCACAGCAAAACTCTCATCATTACATCATTCCTTGGCTTCCTATTCGGCTGGTTCCTATATGATGTCATTAGGCTGATGATACGTCGTAGGAGGATAAAGATCTGCACACGACCTTTTCCTCACATCTGTAGAGTAAACGGACCTTGTAACGGTCTCCCAAACGATTCACCCGATGACGTAGATGAATTGAAATCGGATGCTTGGAGAGAGGCAGACTGACAGGATTATAAAGAAATAAGGGTTATAAAGAAATGAAAGAGGAAATTAGACAAGCATTTGAGGCTTCCTATCCACTAGCTAATTGGGAGATAAAACAGCTCGGTGAGCCTGTAGCTCGCGCTATCATGGATCAGCATACAAAACGCGAGTGGGAAGCCTTCCAAAAAGGTTGGGAGGCAGCTAAAGAGAGGTTTATAAAGAAATGAAAGTATTCTTGCTTATATTCATTGGAGCTAGCCTATATATCAGTTGGGTGTTCTTCTGGATGGGCAGAAATGTAAATCATAACTGGCCATTTCTCCCATGCTTTATCATGGGATTTGTCTTCCCAATCTCTCTAGCCATTGCTATAGCAATTAAGCTGACAGGATTATAAAGATATGCTAGTTGAAATCACGATTAAAAGAGATGATGGCACCGTCGTAATTAAAGCAGGAGGGAATGCTTTCGGTCAGATCGAATGGAGAGCTCCTCTGGATAATGGCTTAATCGATATGCAAGCCAGTAAAGTTCTACAGGGATTTGTATTCATCTCTGATTTTACTTATCTAGATGTAGGAGAAATAGAATATGAGACAAGAGATTAAATCTTGGATGTATACAGCAGCACATGCTTGTAAGACGCTAGATAGAGATATGCAGGATCGATTAGGTCGTCAAGCAGACATAGCTGACCTAGCTGTTGTCATAGCTCGTGCCTACTATCAGGAGAATGATAGCAATGAAGATTAAAGAAGTTAGATTCATAGAGGGTTAGGCATAATCCTTAGGGCAGCAATAGAGTCTCAGAGATTCGTAGCCAAAACTAAAGCAACGGGTAAGAGATTAGCGATACTAGATGGCCTCTACCAAGTTACTACTTCCTATTTATGTGCAGGATTCGTGATTAAGGATGGGCTGATTACATTCTGTGCTCCTATCCTAAGGAATAAGCTATCTTATTGGATGTCGATTGCACAGAGGATAGGAGATTAGAATGTATAAAATACTGGTGATAGTGCTTTATCAAGGGAATGTAGCTGTGACTACAGTTGGATACGATGAAAGGGATAGAGCAGATATCGCTTACGATAAGATAGCATCTACCAATAACGTCTTCATTGGAGATTTCAAAGTCATCAAGCTGTATTAGGTCCTTCCCTTCCCTTGATCGTTACAAGCACGATTTCTGATGAATTTAAGACTTCTGCTCTGTATATCATGATAGGCATCAATCTCAGCAGCAGTCCTTAGATTATCAGCAGCTGAAGGATAGCCCCACTGTGAAGCACGATCACCATCAAAGAAAGGCTTTAGCTCAGGATTACGTTCATAGAGGACAAGGATAGCTAAACGAACACTAGGTACATGTACAGCGTAATCGATATCATAGAGGACAAATGCTCTACTGAGGTGAGCCTTAACTGTACGTCTAGCCATATCAAGTGCTTTGCCAATCTGTTGGTTAGAGTATCCTAGAATCAAGAGATTGAGTACCTGTATAGCTCGCGATCCTAGGATTCTTTGTTTCATACTGTGTTGACAGTATATAGGTAAGATTCATGTATATATAGGATAAAAGACAGCGGTATATAAAGAATAGGAGGAATATAGAATATGCCACTAATCGCGAAGCAAAAAGAAAGAAGTATGAGTCCGCAGAAAGCTACAGCCATCACCTTGAAGATGCAAGGACTTACATATGAAGAAGTAGCGGAAAGAATGAACTGCACTCCTGCAAATGTTTCGCAATTGTGTCGGCCATCTAAGAACATTGCTTGGGAACTCAAAAGGAAAGCTAAATTCAGATGTCAGCACTGTAATACACCGATAAGAACTGGGCATGTCCATCATATTGATTACAACGTTTCAATAGAGATATTCAATTCTATTTCGAATCTACTGTACTTATGTGATGCATGCCATAGCAAGTTACACTGGGAAGGAGAGAAAGGAGTTAAATGGAATAAACAGGAAAGAATTAGATGGAATGAACAGAGGGTAAGAAAAGCAAAGCAACTTTATTATGTTAATAATCATTATTAACTTACTTGGGATTATGCAAATCACTTTGCAAAACAAAGAACTTTATAAAAAGGTGTTGAAAACAAAGGTAATTCTCCAGATGCAAAGGGACGTGCGATAGGGTAAACTGGTAACGGTGTCC